CACGACGATAGTAGTAGTTCTCGTCAGCTGTAAGACCACCAGAACCATCCAACTCCACGAATGGGTTAGCAACGAGACCGTAACGAGTCTTGAAGCCAATTTTTGGCTGGAAGGTGTTAGGATCGACAGCGCGAACCTGCTGCAGAGGAACATATGGGCAGTAGAACAGACCAGCGTCGAATGCAGAAGTACCTTTGTAACCAACTACGAAGAATTGGTTTGCGTCGTTTGAGTTTGAAGAATAAGGATCAATGTAGACCTTATACTTGCCGTTCAGGACACCAGCGAAAGTTGTTGATGCTTCGTCAACATTCAGATTGGTGTTCAGAGCAGGAGCGTAATCAAGTACGCCAGCCATTGCCAGAGCAGAAGCTACATCAGAAGAAGTGATAATGAAGTTACCACGACCACGACGAGTTTGCTGAGCGATCACATTAGCTTCACGCTCGATCTGGAAGAGCAGACCCTTGAATTTTTCAACTGACCAACGACCATTTGAGTCGGTGTCAAGGTCGAAAGTACCCTGAGTAGTTGTACCAGCAACGGCTCCAGGCTTAGCTGTAGTGTAGATAGTACGAATTACTTCGCGGTTGATTTCAGCAAGAATTTCTGTAGACAGAATGTTGCTGAGTTCTGCTTCTGCGTCCAAGCCATGAACAGACTTCATGTCCTGAGCGAGTTCGATTGAGTATTCAGCTTTCAGTGCACGAGTTTTAGCTGTTACGCTTGTACGCTCGATTGAGAAAGCCATTTGGTTGAATGCACCAGCAAGTGAAGCACCTGAACCAAGTGATTCGCCTTCAGCTGTAGAAGTACCTTCACCAGTTGTGTAAGTACCATTAACAGGGTTTGAACCAGAATGTGCACCTTCACCTGAGAAGTCTGTGTCAGCTTCGTTGTAAAGAGCCTCTGTTCCACCTTGTGAAGTGTAACGGCTCTTCATTGCGAAGATAAGACCAGTAGGCTGAGTCATTGGCTGAACACCAGCAACATCATACGCGATCAGTTGTGGCATTGCACGACGAACGAGTGAGATGAGGACAGGGTCAAACTTAGCGACACCACCAGTGTTAGGGAAGTCACCTACAGAGTTTGCAGGAGAACCATTAGACAGAGTTTCGTTGATGATCCCTGCCTGCTTTGACATTTCGCGTTCTTGGTTTTCCAAAAGAACAGCAGTTACTTCACGACGGTGAGCGTCTGCGATCTTTGGCAAAGATTCGTGGTCAAGAACAGGAGACCACTTTTCGATCAGTTGTTTGCGATCCATTTTAGTGTTTCCTTTTCGTTAAGAAAGATTAAAACTTAGTTTTTCCAAGAGCCTTTACATAGTCAGAAATTGGTCCAGAGAGAACCACTTCTTCTACGATTGGCTCATCGGTAACGACAGAATTGACTTCTGTGGTTGCCTTACCATTACCGAAATAATTTTCACGGATTGTCTGAAGTTTAGTTGTGAACGAATCCACATCTTCATAAGAAAGTTCTTCAGCCAGACCCTTAAACTTTTCAGCTTCTGTGTCTGTCAACCCTTTGACTGACTCTTCAACAGCAGCAGCACGCTTAATAGCTGCTAACTCTTTACGGAGTTCTACGCTTGACTCAACTGACTCATTCAGTTTACCTTCGAGATCCTCGATTTTAGACTCCATGTCTCCAACCAAGTCAAACTTGTCTTCAGGAATGTCAATGTAATGCTCTTCGAAAACATTCTTCAAGCCATTAACAAAACTTTCTAGTACTTCAGATTTCATACCAGATTCAAGGGCAAGTTCATTCTGTTCCATCCACTGCTCGACCATAAGACCGAGATATCCATCAACCTTCTCAACAAGACCCTCTTGAATTTCTTGTTTAGCCTCTTCAAGTTTAGCTGCATAAGATTCTTCAATCTTCTTTGACTCTACTTTAACACGGCTAATTACAGCTGCTTCAAAGATTGTGGCTGCTTTGGTCTTAAACTCTTCTGAGAGTTCTTCGCCATTGATAAGCGCAGCAACATCTTCTGATACATCAACAGTAATTTCTTCTTCAACAACCTCTTCAGCTTC